TCCTGGAGGTCCTGGAGGTCCTGCAACATTACTTGGTGGCCCTGCAACATTACTTGGTGCACCGGGTGGTCCGCCTGGTCCTTGAGGTCCTTGCGGTCCTTGCGGTCCTGATGTATTACTTCCGGGGCCGCTCGGCCCTGGTGGCCCTGGTGGTCCTGCAGTATTACTTGCTGGTCCTTGTGGTCCTTGCGGTCCTTGCGGTCCTTGATTGCCCGTAGGTCCAACAACATTGCTTGGTGGCCCAGCAGGACCTTGAGGTCCCGGTGGCCCTGCTGTATTACTTACAGGTCCCTGGGGTCCACTTGGTCCACTTGGTCCTTGAGGTCCTTGTGGTCCTGATACATTACTTGGTGTGTTATTTGTAGGTCCTTGCGGTCCACTTGGTCCACTTGGTCCTTGAGATCCTTGGGGTCCTTGAGGTCCTTGAGGACCTACTGCATTACTCGGGGTTCCCGATGGACCTTGAGGTCCTTGTGGTCCACTTGGTCCTTGAACACCTTGCGGTCCTTGAGGTCCTGATGTATTACTTGGTACTCCACTTGGTCCTTGCGGTCCTTGCGGTCCTTGTGCCCCACTTGGTCCCTGCGGCCCTTGTGGTCCGCTTGGACCAGCAATTGCTCCACCGTCTTGCCATCCACTTCCGTCATATATGAATAAATGTGTTGCTTTTGGACCAGTATCTACAATGTACGCATCGCCTACTACTGCACCTAAAATACCCGTAAGTTCAGCCTGTGCATTGACATGGCCTCTTAATGTAACAAACTGACCCATTGCGCCTTGCGGCCCCTGTGGGCCTTGTGGGCCTTGTGGGCCCTGATTTCCTTGGGGTCCCTGGACACCTTGCGGACCTTGTGGCCCTTGTGGCCCGCTTGGACCTGACATATTGCTATCAACGCCGGGATCACCTTTACTGCCCTGCGGTCCACTTGGCCCCTGCGGTCCTTGGGGTCCCTGCGGTCCTTGGGGTCCTTGTACCCCGCTCGGTCCACTCGGCCCCTGTGGTCCTCGATCACCTACAAATTGCCCAACGTCTGTCCAACCATTACCATCATAAACATATAAATGTCCTGCTGTGCCGCCTCCGGTTACAACATAACCGTCATTGATCTGCGGATTAATGATTGAATTTAAACTACTAACAAACGGAACACTGCCTTTAACTATTAATGAGGCTCCTTGATTACCCTGTGGTCCACTTGGTCCTTGAGGTCCTTGAGGTCCTTGCGGCCCCTGAGGTCCCGATGGTCCACTTGGTCCACTTGGTCCCTGCGGGCCCTGAACTCCCTGCGGGCCCTGAACACCTCTTGGTCCTGATGGTCCACTTGGTCCTTGAACGCCCTGCGGCCCTTGTGGCCCACCACCTGTAAATTCTACACCATTTTGATATAGTTTGCCGCCGAAATAAATGTCTTTTGCAACACCCAAACCCCCCGAGACCACAGCGGCACCTGTTGTTGTAGAAACAGCATTGGTTGTTGTAGTAACAAGTACTACCGGTGTAGATAGTGCGCCTGTACTGGCTAGATAATTTAAATCGCTGTCAACACCGGGAGTTAGATACGAACCCGGACCAGCAGCCAACATGGGATAATAAATTGTACTGGTATTGTTAAAGTTGTTAATTAAAATTTTGTTTGCTTGACCTGCATTATCCGGAACAATTGTAGATGTGCTGACCCAAGTTGCAGTAGTTCCGTTGCTTTGTAATAGAAACCCAGCTGCACCAATAGGAATAAATCCAGTTGTACTAGGGGCTGTTTGATAAGGGATGCTACCTACGGCACCGCCTACTATATTTGTAAGTGTAGAGGATACAGGGCCTTGTGGTCCTTGATTACCACGTGCGCCCTGAGGACCACTTGGACCACTTGGACCTTGTGGACCTTGATTTCCTGGTTGACCAACATTGCCTTGCGGTCCACTTGGGCCTGATGGTCCTTGTGGTCCTTGCGGTCCTTGCGGTCCTTGTGGTCCACTTGGGCCCGATGGTCCACTTGGCCCTTGAACACCTTGTGGCCCCTGTACGCCGCTCGGTCCCTGTGGTCCGCTTGCTCCCTGAGGTCCCTGAGGTCCTTGTGGGCCCGGGTCACCTCGAATTTGTAATAACTCAGCTGCCTGTTCTGCTGTTAAGTATTGTTCTACAGATGAATCTGCTACGATAAACTTGGTTTCGCCAAGCGTAGGAGTGGTTAAATTAGTGTCTAAAACCTGCGGCAGCGGTGATCTGTTAGTGGTCATTTGTATAGGTACCTATCATATATGCAATAGTGTATTTATTAAATTAAAAAGTAGTGAATTACCAAATTGTGATATTTGTTGCAGTATTTCCTAATCTAATCCAGGTGTTTGTTGCTACACAAACATACAGGTAATTAGTGTTATATAACATTGATCCCGCAATTCCGGTACTAGTTGAATGTGCTACGGTGCCGCTATTTGCAACAACAGATGGACCAGATGGTCCTGACGGGCCTTGTGGACCACTTACTGTACTGGCTGCACCTGATGGGCCTTGCGGACCACTGAGTCCTGTAATACCGTCTAATCCTCTAGGACCACTAGGACCTGTATCACCTTTTGCTAGGGTAGTTAGCTGTGACAGTGCCATTTGTTTAGTCCTGTTGTCAGCACGATCAACTACGGGAATTAGCACATCAGTGGCTGTACTGCTTAATTGAGGTAATTTGTTAATAGTGGTCATGTGTTATTCTCTAGTTAGAGGGTCAGTTTTATCAGTGGGTAGCTGAGCAAATTGCCACCAGTCTGTGCCAAATAGGTAATTATCTGATGCAATACTATCTCTCAGCGACTGACGTTCTAATAATAGGTATTTAGCTGTAGAACTATCGGCAGTTTCTTGTACGATTAGTCTATCAACTTCAAAATCTAACAGCTTAAAGTCAAATCCGCTGAGTTTAATACGACTAATAATTTTGTCACCTTGTCCGGGTAGAGCGTAACATAGCGGCACGGCTCTAATATAACCGGGTGGTCTATAATCTCCGTTTTGTGGAGTACGCATAAATTTAGGCTCGTTATATTCGTTTACCTTGATAGCCTCTCCATTTTGTAATTGTATTACTTCTAGCTGTTTTCTCATGTTTTCTAAACTGCTAGGATAGTACACATCAGCACCGTTTTCCACGGATTGGTTAACACTGACTCCGGAGTTATTGGTTAATTCGTCTATGATATCTACGTATATAACTTCGTAGATAACTGTACCTGCATTATCTGCGGCAACAGCTTTTTTAATATTGCCAAAATAGAACTTTTTCCTGTAAAAGTTTTCACGTAATGCAGGCATATAATCATCTAGGTTAATCTGTTCTATGCCAAATTCTAACATTAATTTAATGTCATGTTGTACACCGAAATTAGTGTCAAAGTATCTATAGATTAATTTAGGATCAAATGTAAACAAATTAGAGATAAAATCTCGATATCTGTCACGGTTTTGTTGTGTAAAGAACGGCTTAGCGTAGATCTTAGTAAATGTATTATCAGTATATGTAACAGTACCTATAGCAACTGAACTGGTTGTTGTAATTAATGAAGTTGTTTGTGTACCAGTATAGGTGTATGTAATAACAATTGCACCTTGTCCACCTAAACCGTAATAATGTGCGCCTTGCCCAATACCTCCTGCGCCGCCGCCCCCACCAAATATACAGCCGTTTATATCATTGTTTGTAGTAGTCGATGTATAAAATGCATGTCGTCCACCGTATCCGCCCACACCCCTGCCCAGAGAATTAACATTTTCTCCACCTAGCCCGTAGATGTTATCACCATTATTGCCATTGCTTGCCGGTCCACCTGAACTTCCGCCACCTACTCCGCCACCACCGTAGACATCTGGGTTGCTGATGCCACCGTCGCCACCGTAGAATATAGTTGCAGTGGTTGATGAAGTCCATGATGCAGTGGATGCTCCTATTAAACCGACACCGCCATCACCACCATTGCTTCCACTTTTTCCGGATGTTGCGCTAATAATATACGGAGAGCTTGTAGAAATACTTCCAAATATTGTTGTAGATGAATTAATAGAATATCTAATAGTGGACGTGGTTATTAATAAGTTAGTTATTTTTGCATATCCACCACCACCGCCTCCTGTGTGTCCTTGATATGCAGAACCTGCGCCACCAGCTCCCCAGATTTCGACAGAATTAATTCTAGTAAAATCTGCAGGAACTGACCAAGTTGTACCCGACGTTAGCAATACAACCTTTGTAGAGGTCCCAGTTGAGTGATATGTAGATGTTGTAGAATATGTTGTAACGGTTTTATAAATCGTTGTAGGATTTTTTTTAGTCCCAGTAACAGACAGCGTAAATTGTTTTTCTATAGTACTTAATTCGTAAACATCGCTGGCAGCTACTGTAAAAGAATAAGTCCCTGTATTTGCAGTATATGCCACTTGACCTGATAAACTACCATCACGCTCTAATGTTAATCCTGAGGGCAAGGTTCCGTTGACTAGCAAATATTTTATGCTGTAGTCAGTTTGTAGTTGTCGGGCAACTACGGCTAATTCGCTGGTTATGCCTAGTTCAATACTACCCAAACTGTTGGTAGAAATCCACTCTATAGTACTTTCCACCTCACCTTTTATTGCTAACGTAAATGTATTAATGGCATTAGTGGTTGTTGTATAATTTTGCGGAATTAAAACATTCGGGTTGTTGGGCCTAAAATAAATTGTTCCTTCTTTACTGGCCTTTACTGTTATAGAATAACTACGAGTGTATGCGGGTTGATAAGGAACGTAACCGTAAATATAACCTTTTTCTGTGTCAAGTAAGAGACCTTCGGGAAGATTAGAAGCAATAGAACTACCTGTTACAATACTGTAGGTAACTGTGCCAACATACGGAGCAGGGTTGTAAACTGTTACAGGTATTTGATGATTATTGCCGGCTCTAATAATACCTAAGTCTGTGCCATTTAACCATTGCATAGGTTGTAGACTATATATAGAGGCAGTGGTTACAGTAACTCCTGTAACAGTCATTGCTGATACATTATTGTATAAAATCTCAGTACTCGATACCATGATTTTAAACGTGCGTTCTGAATTAGTAATGCCGTCTGTGGCAACAACTTTAAATCTATATATTTTAGGAATACCTGGTGTAGTTGCTCCAGACACTACCAGCGGAGCAACAATATCATGATCGTAGGTATAACTATCATAACTTTCGTCATCGTACCCGCCTGTATCGGAAATAAAACTGTCATAGGTTAAAGTATCGTTAACATACCCTGTAATCCTACCAAATCTATCCATTGATAATCCCGGAGGTAGTTTGCCGCCATTTGTGGGAATATAATAAGATATAGTAGTTCCTGTCGGTGCTTCTGTAGCCGTTGCCGAAAGTTGATAATCAATCCATTGATTATCTAATGCATAATTTTCTTGATTTACGCCTACTATTAAAAATCCTTCAGCTGTACTCCATGTGGGATTATCGCGTCCAGTTACATCTATCTTAAAAGTGCGATCTGCAATACCCGATGTATTAGTTGCTCTAACTACAAACTTATTAGTAGTAGTGTTTATTACAGCAATAGGTGTGCCATAAATTGTACCTGTTGATGATAGTAACAATCCGCTGGGTAAACTGCCAGATAATAGGGTATATGAGATGTTTGTACCGGATGCAACCAATGCAGTGGCAGTAGAAACTAGTTCTGTAGCAGTGAATAAGAACCCTGCGGTAGTTATCCAAGATGGGATAGAAGTCATGAGCTTTAGGTTTACCTTGTATAGAGGTATTTACCTAAAATAGCTCTGATAAATTAGTGCAGGATTCTATTCTCTAACTGATGTACATTATCGATTCCGTACATTTCTAATATTATTTGAACTTCTTCCGGAGGTTCTTCCATGAGATCCTCCGGAATCATTAGACTTTTTAAGCTACCATCTGGATTAAGTATAAATCCAAAATCCCCAGGACTTAGATCGCTGTCTAATTCTAGTTCAATAATTTTGCCAGCAGTTGGTACTGGTTGGTCAGGAACGGTGTTTTCCTTGCTGAGTTTAGACAATACGCCTATTGCACGTTGAATTATCAACTGCGTTAATTCAGAGAATATTTTTTTCACATGGTATTTATAGAGAGTTAAATATACATACATTTTTATAAAGGAATCCTTAAAATGGAAATCATTATTGCTCTCGTAGTTGCAGCCGGTTTAGTATACTGGTTTTTCTTCCGTACAAAGGAAGAAGTTATTACATCAGTACCTCACAAGGTTGAAACGCCCTTAGTTGCAGAACCTGCACCAGTAGCTGAAGAAGCTAAAACAGCTATTGAAATTAAGGAAGCTACAGTTGAACTAGCAGAAGTTGCGGTTGCTACTAGTGTAACTGTTGAAGAAGTTCCCGCTAAGAAGACACGTAAACCACGTGCTCCTAAAGCAGAAGCTCCAGCCGCAAAAAAAGCAGACCCTGCTAAGAAGGCTGCTGCCAAGAAGACTACTTCAAAGAAGGCCTAAAGCCCGACCTTGCTTAGCCAGTTCGAAGCTGGCTAAGTTCTTCCCTTTGCTTTCACACATGATATCATGTGTGTTGAGAAAGCCCAGTGCCCATTCGTTAACTGCTGTATTCCAATAGAAATCAGAATGTGCTCTGAGCTTTCCCTTTTTGTATCCTTGCTCCATCAGCGAAACAAGAGAGGGGCGTTGGTGTCGGGGATGGCCGACAAGTAGGTCTTCACGGCTAACGGAGTAATGTATAACAGGGCGAACGCCGCGCCAGCTATCAATAATCCTTTTAGTACGGTCGTCATTTGCTTCAATATATTCTCCTGTGTGTATATGATGGTGATGTATGTCTAAAACTAGAGCACAATCATTGACTAACTCTAGGCTCGAATCGATACCCCACGAGATTTCGTCGTTTTCAATTGTGATGCAGTTTCTTGCTTCTGGGGATAACCGTTTGAGCGCGGCCTTGATGCCTGCGGGACCGGCTCGACCTGCGATGTGGACATTGATTTTAAAGTCCTGAAAGGTTCTGCCATAACCCATCCAACGTGCCATGTCAGCATGATATTCAAACTCCTCAATACTACGATTTACAATTTCTGGGTTATCACTTGCAAGAACAGTAAACTGGCCAGGGTGAAAAGACAGCCTAACGCCCCTCTCGCGAGCCAAAGCTCCCACGGCTCCAAATGCTCTTTCGCAATAGGCTCTAACGTGGCTAAGCCGCCAAAACCAAGACCAATCTGACTGAGTGTACACAGGCAAGATATCGCTGCCGAGTCGTACCATTCTAAGATTTTCATCAAGTATTCCTACCTTTTCTACAAGTTTGCGAACACTTTCGATGTTACCTACCATTAGGTCATAGAGTTTTTGTTCTGCAACTTCTTTGCTCTGTCTATTTAACCAAGCAACGGTAGTGCTACCTGTGTTATATTTTTTAGCATCATCTTTGGGTTTAATACCATCTACTTGCTCTGCGTGATCAATCCACTTACAGGCAAAGCCGATTTTCTTAGTCATTTTTTACTTTCTGTAACGACCATGTGCCGTTACCGTTGTCAATCCATTCTAATATGTCACCTTCGCCCCACCCTTGTAATTGTAACATATCTTCGGGTAACGGCAAAATAAGATCACCTGTTTCAGGATCTTCATCGATAGTAACAGTCCACTGTGTCATCGTAGTCGAACGTTGGAGAGCATGTAATTTAGAAAAGCAATGCCAAAGTTGATTGCGGCTCCGGTATAATTACCCGAAGCCAGAGAACCTAGCCCTGACATAAAACATACTCCAATAATAAACCATGTGATCGCATCCTGGTTGCGAATGTACCAATCTCGAAAATTGCTCATATTAATTCCTTGTAAGTGCGTGATAAACTAAAAACTCTTTGAAAGCCTTATAGACAGTGATTGCTTCTTTGTCGTCTACAGGAACCTTTACTCCTCTAACATAAAATCCATCTTCTGTAATTTTGAGAGTCTCGGATTTACCAGAATGGAATACGATGTTATTTTCAGGAGGACTAGTTACTGATAATACCGGAGTAGGTTGTGGATCATTAATAATAAACATTTCTGAAAATGCCTCTCCGACTTCTTGTGCAATAATACCGTGTGTCATAAATTATTATACAATATTTTTTGCAGATTGTCAATTAGTATTTAGAATACCAACCGGTTAGAATATATTTTGGTTGTGTATAAACAGTTAAACCTCGATGTGGGTGAGTCATCCCTGCAGGCCAAATTACCACAGTTCCTTGCGTTGGACGAATGCGTTTCTTTTGGTAAAGGAATTCAGTTTCGCCCTCGCCTTCGGGCATATCATTTAGATAAATCATCCACACTAATTCTCTATTATATGCTTCTGGTCTATCACCATTTTCGTAGTGCCAAACATGATAACCGCCCATAGGCAGAGTTCTCTGCATTTTGAGACACTTATTATTGGTTAATTTAGTAGTTGATAATTGTCCAAATTCGTGCATATATTCTAATAAACAATCGTGTATGTAATATAGATACTTACTAGCCAAATCGTTTATTTTTAATTCAGGTGTTTCTAAAAATATACCAAGATCTTTGCGACCTAAATTTGAGTTGCTAAATTGTTTGTCATTATTGTGAACATGTGCTGTTAAATTGGGATCGCTAATAACACGTTCAAACGCTTCGATCGTTAACTGACAATCTTCGGGAGTAACCTTACCCGGCCATATCCTAATAAAATCTTCCATAATATTATACTTTGTTAATTGGTTTATCTTTCGGTTGTTCGATACCGTACTGTTTATAAATCCAGTTTATAAATCTTTCAATTTCTTTGCTAGGATAAGGATATACTTTGTATGCAATTGTAATTCGTTCTAACCAATTTTTATCAATCATTTTTTATCTTTTACACGGACTGGTATATCAAAGTATTTTAAAATAACTTCTCCCCAAGTACCGCCACCTTGTTTATAAAGATTACTAACGGGGTTGGCGCTTTCTCTAATTAATAATTCAGCAAATTTTTCTAAAGGAATGAATATGTCATCTGGTAACTCATCTAATTTAAATCCAGCTTGTTTAGCAAGTTCTTCCATTTTTTTATTCATACTTTACCAATGCCTTATAACGCCTGCTATAATAAAACAGTTTGTTATGATATAAGATAACACAATAACTGTTCGAATGCAAGCAATACGGTCGGCTTCTTGATCTGTATTGCCTGCCTTCTCACCTAACGCTTTTACCCAAATGCGCCACACTTTATTCAAGTCCTAAATCTTTTCGGATTTTTGTAGCAGAAATATCTGTAATAGATTTATCAAAACTTTCTTGTTCTATTGTGTAGCCTACGTCACGCCCGTATGTGATATTTACAATGTTTGGGACAATTTGTATCTCATATTGGCCTTGGTATAACATATCAAGATCTCGTTTAATAAAGTTTTTTACTTGTTCTATGGCAAAAGGGTTCGTATTGTTCCAACCCTGGCAATCACGGATTTGAATAACAACTTGTCCTGTTTTAGCAATAGCACGATCGAATAAAGCACGATGTCCTTGATGCCAAGGTTGCCAACGACCTAACATTTGTACTGTAGGTTTCTTCCAATCAAATACAGGACGTCTACGATTGTCTACAATATGCGCGGCAACGAACTCGCCCCATTTTTTAGCATTTTGTTCTGTGATTCTAAAATCATAAACTTCTGGAGGAATAAATGCTTTATTAGTATCTTCATAACGACCTTTGTCTATAGTGTCAACCCAGACAGTCCAATCTGCTTTAAAGTTGTTACGCATTTCGACCAATGGAGCAACAAAATCACAGATAACATAATCCGTACCAGTCATTGCATCGGCTAGTTCACGCATACGATGACTTTGACGAATACGACCTTCTGTGCTAAAGTCCCAATCATTATATTTCTTGCGAACATCGTCGGCGTTTAACCAACCTACACGTTTCTTTTCTGCCTGCAGATGATCTACAATATGCTGTGCTAGATATGTTTTTCCCGCACCCGGGAGACCCATTATTAAAATTCTTTTAGGTGCCATGTGATCGAGTCTCTGTTATATTCATTATGCTTCATAGATTGCACTATTGGCACCATGTTCTGCACATTCTACCCTAACGCAATAACAGCGATCGCCAGTCTTTTCTCTTATCAACGTGTTAGCAAAATTAAAAGCATGTTCGGCAAACTTCTCTGCACCTACACCATCAAAATATCTAATTTCAGCCAACCCTAGTGCTTCTAGTTCTTGAAACTTAGCCAAGTGCGGATCTTGTTCATCCAACGCTAACTTGTGATCAAAGTGATCTTCTAGCCATGCCTTGAGTGCTTTGAGTCCGCCAAAGTCCACTGCCCAGTTTTTATCATCTAAATTATCACAGCCAAACGTGAATGTAAATGCCAAACTGTAGCCATGTAGCAAATGACAGTGGCTATGATCCGCATTGGGTTGGCGGAATACTGCTGACAGACCAATATTGTGTCCGTAATGTTTTGTTGAATAAAATTTTGCCATTTATTTCTCCTATGTTAGATTATAGCATAGGCAGCAGAGTTTGTAAAGCGGGAAATGATGCCAAGGCCGCTGTATTGTTATTTAAGTTTTTTAAGTTCTTCTCTAACAATTTTAAGATCCTCTTGGATCAAATTGATCATTTTAATTTCTGATTGTCGAATACAGAGAAGTTGTGCTAACGTAACACCAAATAAACTCCACCCTATAAAACCACCTGTAAATAAAAATACCAGTAATAAATTTTCAACCATAATGTTTCTCCCATAAGTGTAATATTTACTCACCCCTACAGAAGAATTTAATCCACAGTTTATCGTTTATCTACGATTTTATCGCAAAGACCGTAGGCCAATGCTTCTTCGGCACCCATGAATGTATCACGATCCATATCACGTTCGAATTCAGCATAGGTCTTACCTGCTGTATTATGCTTTACATATAAATTAGTCAACATAGTTTTCATCTGCGTAATTTCTTTATATTGAATAGCAATATCACTTTGCATACCACGAGCACCACCGCTTGGCTGATGAATCATATGACGTGCGTGTGGCAACATATAACGTTTACCTGGACTACCTGCCTGTGCTAGGAAACTACCCATTGAGCAGGCCTGACCCATAACATAAGTACATAGATCTGGTTTGACAAACTGCATGACGTCATAGATAGCCATACCTGATGTAATAACACCCCCGGGGCTATTAATATAAAAGTGGATATCCTTTTCTGAATCGGCACTCTCTAAATGTAGGATCTGTGCTACGATTAAGTTACTTGAATTATCATCAACTGGTCCATTTAAGAACACGATCCTCTCGTTTAACAGCCTTGAGAAAATATCAAAGGCACGTTCGCCCTGTCCGGTCTTCTCGACCACCATTGGTACTAGTTGTGAGTACATATTAAAAATTATCCTTTATTGTTGTATTTGTAAGTCCTGCAAGGACTTGGAAATGTTCCCATGCTTTTTTTACTGCGGGATTGCTATCGATATCGTGTGATGATAGGCTTACCTCCATCCAGTAGTAGTTCATCCGCCGGGGCCTTGCACCAAATTTACGAGGCTGGTGTAGTTTGCCCTGTTCCCACAGATCGATACTAACTTTTCGAAAACGATGTTCGTCTTCGTCTGGGTAGTTGTACCATTCGGGATTATCGTAGTGATAGCCTTCCCAAATGCCTGCCCATTGTTCGTCATTGCGTGGGTCAAAATCCGTGCGGCTGATAACAACCAACACATCTTTAATATCCACAGAACCATCTACAATGTCACGAACGCACCGACTAAGGCTGAGTCCGATTTTCATTCTTTATCCTGCTCATATTGTTTGACCATTCTATACAACGGTTCCATTTGTTCTTGAAATAACGACGGGCAGTTTTCAGCAGCCACCTTCATATCCCACGCACTTGGATAGTGTCGCAGGCACCAACGAGCCTGATCCTTGATTGCCTTTGGGACTCGAGGAGTATTAAGTATCTCTACTAAAAACTCCTGAGTCTTTACTACTGCACGATACCGTTCATCGGGGAGTGTCATTGCGAGCCTGTTCTCTTTCTTGATGATGAGTTTCACACAATACTTTGTGCCAACCAATTTGACGAGCTTCGCCGGGTTCCCCACACACTTCGCAAGTGACTTCACTTATTGCTTCTGCCATACTAACAAGTCCGGAAACATATTCATCGCCGCCATCATAATAGAATCGTAGTGACCCAAACTTTTCCTTGACCTGTGTCACTATTACCTGCGGAATTTCCTTTTTCCAATTAAGGTGACTTTGAGTATTACGGCACAGCATATTGATGATATTAAACCATCCGTCGTTGCACTCAAAGCCCCAAAAGTCTTTAGAGAACATGTTTGGATATACCTGTTTCAGGTAGTCTTCATTTTCCTGCTTCATGTGCGGCTTTCATTCCTGCAACAAAACCTTCATCTGCCAGTTTTTCACGCAGAATCTTTTCAACAAAATCGTTAAATGTCATATCAGCTTCGTGAGCCATTTTAAAAATAGCCATCAATTCGTGGTCTGGCAAGTCAATCGGAATACTAACACGAGTGTCATAATCCTCACCTGCTACAATAGACAGAGACTTTTGAATAAAATCGTCATCTGCTTCTAGGTCACACCACTCAACAGTGTCCCACGCTTCTTTAATCTGATCTACATTCTTGTAGTCGGGGTGAAACAAACGATAGGCACGTTGATGTTTGTAGTCACAGGCTTCGACACAATAGACTACTTGAGTCTTTGTATCGAAGATGATTTCCATGCTGTAGCCAGCTTGATCACCGTTCCATGATGACAGTGCATAGGCATTGTCGCTGAACAGGTTATAATCACCACCTTCGGTGATACGGTAATCTACCAGTTCCATCCATTCTTTTAGTGTAATCATTTTACATCCTTAAATTGTTGATTAATTTCTCTTACTAATTCTATTGTAATACATTTACTTTTATGTTCGTCAAAGCTAGTAAATACACACCTATTATAGGTTTGTGGATTGTTAATTATAGCAATTACATCTGCTAAAATCAACTCAGCTATCTCATTAATTTTTTCAGTTGCCATCCACTTACCACTGCAATCTGTACCTACTTTTTCTATAAGTTCTTTAATTCTTTCGTTCATTTATACACCTTCAGGATAATTGTGTCTTCGCTAAATCTACCATTCAGCACTGTCTCTGTAGTCTTGACACCCTTGGCAAACCAAGTTTCAAAACGCTTTTGCGTATTCTGCTCTTTGAACTCTTTGACTTGTTCTGGTGGCTTACGCAGAGTCTTTTGCATACTCTTTTCAGTAAAGTTAGTAACACTACTATTCTTAACTCCAATACCTTCACTGCTCTTGGCAATGTAGTAGCCGATCTTACGTGTCTTGGCATTGAGCACAACAACACCTTGGGCACCAATAATGGTAGCAGGAGGCACTGACGTTACGCCTAATTTAGTATCAGTTAGCATGAACTTGAGTTTCTTAACAACTTCTTCTGCTGGTTTAATTTTGGCGGTACGTGGCTTCTTCAAGACTTTCTGTTCTGCGGCAATCTGCTCACAGGCGGCCATAATGGCCGCATAAAACTCAATTAGCTTGTTGACATTCTTGCGGCTGTTATGCTTGTAGGCTTCTTTCAATTGATCGTCAGCTTTGCCACTACTCAATTCAATCAACTCATCATAGCCTCGTTGGAAATAACCTTTGATCATGCGCGAGTGAGCAGCCTTGGCACCCTTGCCCTTTAACAAGTTAACAACTTTAATGTCTTTAGGATTAAAAGATTCCGGATCCATAATCCATGCATCAATTGCAATATCCAGTTCTTCACTCATACCGCCTGCGGCTTCACGCAGACGATCTTGAATAGTTGGGATATATACTTCTACCTTAATCACTGGCTTAATCGTTTCGGTTTCGTCGACATCGTCTCTGCCTTGCTCAACAATTTTGGCAATTTCTTTACGCAACCAAATAGTGCTGTCACGGCCCTCGTTAAATCCGTCGTGAACTGCCGGCATACCTCGTTGCAGACAAGCAGCCAACGCCGCTACAGTCATCGAACAGCGATTATCTTTGGTCTTCTTAAAAGCCGCGATTTCAGCTTTGGTATAATCATTAAGAGCCATCCAGTTAATAATCTGTGGCTTGAGCTCTTTGGTAGTCTTTTCCAAACGGTAGTATTCCATAGCACCGCGGAAGTGTTTGGTAAATTGAGCACTAGTCCAAGTTTCTGCACCATCCCACTTTGGGCTATAGTCGCGCTTGGCATTCTCACGGATGCTTACGCTGGTGATCTTTTCTTTTTTAACTTTGGGCTTGATCTTAATGCCTGCTACTGTTGCCATTTGCGACTCCTTGTTGCTAGTGTATCTATATATTATACAGCGTTTTTTATTCTATGTCAAGCTCGGTATTACCAGATTTGTCCAAATATTCGCTGTATTTCAGTAGAAACATAGTGCGTTTTGACTCATTGTAAAAATCTAAATGGATAGTGGTTATTTGCCATCTAGTTTCAAATCTACTACCGCCGATATCAACATGACTATCTGACCATTCATTGTGTGTTCTGCTAGTAAAGCCTAGAACTGATCTCATCTTGTCGCGGATAAGCAACACACTGGGTGGATAGTTTTTAGCAATCTGATTATAGATTTTAAGCCAGGCTGCTTCAGATAGAACTATAGGTTTAGACATAGTTCTATTGTAGCACTAAATTAGTTTAAGGTCTATGCCATTCGGCGTAGATGCGATTCTTTGTGTCCCAAGAACATTCTACTAGTCTAAACCCAAATTTGTCTGCTAGGCGCACATGTTCCTCAATGCTCCAGGGATAGAACGGAATTAGTTTACATTCTTCGTTTTTGTGATCTTGTAGTCCGGGATTGCTACGCCAATAGATTCTAGATGTGGGTTTTAGTAAGGTGATAACTTTGGCAATCTGACGTTCGATGTCTGTGACTTCTCCAAAGTTGATACTACCTAAACAAAACGCAACATCGAACTGTTGATCTGTTTCGTATTCATCAATGCCGCACTTTACGTCAGCTTGATCAAACGCCGGATCAATTCCGATTAGGTTTGAGATATGTCCTTTAAAAGGATTGGCACCACAACCAACATCTATGACAGTTTCGCCTTCTTTAACTTTTTCAATTAAAGCAAGTCCTGTTTTGTCAAACTGTTGTAGGTCTCCGTTTTTACGGTGCCAGATGTTACCGAAGTAGTGGTTTAAATAATTTTGGTCAACTGTCATATATTCATTAAATAGTTATTTAATACTATGTTACCTAATAGAATATTTTTTACAGGCGTACCAGGTAGTCGCTGGAGTGGTATAGCACAGACACTAGAACAACTAGATGGTTTTAATACTAGCGATCGTACACCCGAACGAGAATATACGCATAATCAATACAGCGGCCACCGAGGTGTTTACTTTGGACAAGGCATGGAATTAGAGGCCTATCCTGATAAACGGTATATTGATTGTGCATGGACTAATCCGGGTGGCACCAGAATAGTTAAGAGTCATGATTGGGCCTATAAGTTAGATTTAGTTAGACAACTATTCTCCGATGATTGGATCATGCTTGTTTATAGACCAGACATGCCTAGCTATGCCTGGTGGCACGAAGCTGGAGGATTTAATATTAAGTACCCTAATTATTCGGCATATAAAGACAGCACAACAATGTTAGGCGAAATAGCCAAACAAAATAATAATATTTTACAATTTGCCAGTAAACACGAGTTGACCTGGAACTATTTTACACAGGAATGGGTTACCGAGAACTTTGGACAAGAACTTAATATAACAAAGACCTATCCTGACATTTTGGTCACAATATTAAAATGAAAGATCACGTGTTTTATATTATCATACCAGGATTGGTACATCTTTATCTAAAATAGGAGAAAAAATGAAAAAGATAGTCGTTAGTTTATTTTTAGCAACAACTGCATTATTGACACACGCTTGGGAACCAACTAAGCCTATTACAGTACTAATTGGCAATCAACCCGGCTCGGGCAACGAAGTAGGGTTTCGTGCTATATCAGCACAGGTAGCAAAGACAAATCCTAATGCAACATTTATTATTGAGCTGAAACCAGGAGCTGATAGTGTAGTAGCAATGAATATGCTCTACGAAGCTAAACCAGACGGCTACACTATTGCTATTCCCAGTTACATGAGTACATTTGTAACCAATGACATCTGGCAGAAAGATATTAAAAAGTTTGAATACAATAGCTTCACTAATATCTTTGGTATGGGCAAGAGTCCTTTAACTATTGTTGCTAATCCTAAAAGCAAAATTAATACAGTAGATGAGTTGGCAGATTTGTTTAAAAACACAAACAAACCCGTCAATGTTGCTGTTGGTGGAGGGGCACATCGTATGACCTTTGAATACTTTATGTTAAAGGCCAAAGGTAACAAACAGCTAGTTAAAACTATTCCCTTTCCTGGCCCACTACAGGCTGTGACCGGTGTGGCAGGTGACAGCGGAATAGAATTTGGTATTATGCCTATTGCTATTGCCTTGCCATTAGTTCAGGCAGGTAGAGTTAAAGTTATTGGCATCACTGGCGAACGCAAATTAGATAGGTTACCTACTGCTGAAACCATTCGGGTAGGTGGTAGCTACATTGATGTGTTTGCAGCCTGGGCAATGATCTTACCACCTAACACTCCTAAGGAAATTGTAGAATGGTATCAGAAAACGTTTATACCTGCGTTACGTTCTAAAGAAATTAAATCATATTACGATGATAACTTAATTTTCTTAGATGAACGAGAATTGAATCCTGAAGGTTTTGCTCGAGGAATTGAGAAACTAAGGAACACTTGGATTCCATTATCACAACAGGTTAATCTAAACGATTAAAACTCGTTGTTTTGATCTACTACAATCCAACCTAGCTTTTTTAGATCTTCTCGGATTTCATCAGTGACTGCACTTTCGGATACAAATGCCTGTCCTTCCTTGTAATAAGTTTGCTGTTCCAATGTCCAATTTTCCCACTCGCCCGGTTCTAATTGATCGTTGTTTCGGATACCACTACAGTACCAATCAATATAGTCACCTTCTTCACGCATGTCGGCAATAATACCTCCAGCATAACGCCAACTGGCACTCCAACGCTCATCCTTGAGGATTGGCATAACATCTAATTTTTGGAAATCGTTATTACAGATAGCGGCATAAAGATTTTGAGAGTAGATGCGACTTTCTCGGACCTTGGCCAATATCCAATCGGTACTACGGAGATCATACTCCAAGTTATCTTTTTTCCAGTTAGGATCTTCTTCTCTAGACATTTTATCAAAATTGATTTCTTCGTACATCTTAACTATTGCTGGATCGGGTATTTTGCCTTCTTCCACTTTACGATTCAGGTAATTATCTCGTTGGAACGTATTACGTTCAGGGCTTCGACTCAATTTGGTCATAGGGTCTTTCTGGTCTATTGACACAATATTCACATGTTGGATCATCACACTTGGACTCTGACCAGACGTTGCAAGGCTCGCAATAGTAACAGTCATACTTTTCCGAGTAATTTTTTGGTGCTTGGCAGCAGAGTGTATTTAGGTCCATAGACTGTCTCGAGTCTTGATTAACCTGATCATCATTTGTTCATCTTCCTTCTCATATGCCGCTTCGATCTTTTGTAACAGTTTATGAGCCTTGTCGCTAGCCTTTTTAAGAGCAGGATCTTTATCTCCACCAAAATTTAGTCGACCACCGTTGGCAATACGACTTGCTTCACATGCTTCAGTCCAGCCACTGGCATCATATGGATCAGGACGATTGCGATAGGTAACAGTCCACCAGGTGTACAGCTCTTTGATTTCCTTGGCACGTATTGCTTGACTAGTAGGCTTGCCATAGTTTGGATCTTCAGGAGTACACCAATCACTGTTGGTCAATGTCATTGCCCAATCAAGATGATCGAGCCCTGCTTGTGGACAGCGCCATGTACGCCAACGGAACCAACCAGTGGCCCAGAACGGTGCCGCATACTTTGCTTTGTCTTCGGCACTGCCCCAGGCAATGTGCATCCATGCTGATTCTATTTCAACAAAATCAACCAGCTCATTGAATAAGCAAGGCAAAAAGCGATTACCCACATCGCACCATTGACCCGGCTTGATATCTCTTGGGTGAGCAGTAAGACTATGAGTGCGACTAACCCAACGGTTATTAATATAGTACTTAACACTGTATAAACTCCTTGTAGGCCAAGTGACAAAGTCTTGGATAGCATCTAATGCTTCTTCTGCTAGCCAGTAGCGAAAGTTATGCTTCATTTGTGCAGTGGTTCGCCACTCATCCCATTCTTCGCTAGTACCCGCACTGAGTTTTGCAGTACCTCGAAGCCAGTCTGCAAAAGGACTGCAACTCCAGTATCGTGAATGTTGTGCCATTATACTTTCTCGTAGGTTTGATTAAAAATGTCTTTCTTAACTACACCGTAGTCATTTGGACCGTGTCGAACAATAACATCTTCGCCCGGATTGTAATGTAGTTTCTCGCCCCAGCTGGTGTCAACTGTTCCAGAGTGATCTGCTAGTTTAGCAACTTTCATAATTTTTTTAGGAGTACAAATGCCATATCCATGATCATCCTTGAGTTCTTTGAATTTTTCTGGACTAATTGGATATTTTTCTCCCTTTGGTCCACGCATGATGTAGTAGCCTGCTGGATATTTTACAGGACCCTCCAGTGTGTCAATAGTTCCCGGTTCGGTGGCAATGTTATAGTGTTCTTTGGCAGGTCGTTTATATGTTTCAAAACTACCATCTTTAAACCAAGAATCTGTGATGCCTTCAACAATATTAATATATTCACGCATATATCTCTTCTTTCAAATATCTAATCAATTCTTTATCGGTAGGTTGGACAGAATAATTTTGTTTAAAGAAAATTTCATAACTATCACTGCCGTACTTTCCGATGCCATATAACATTGTAGCATCATTCCCGTCCCAGGTCAAGTAGTCCTCGCTCATTTTTTTCAAACGCTTGAAACGGACATTGACCATGCCCAGAGGTTGGATAATGCTCTTGACAAATTCCTCGTCAGCCTTGATTAAGGAATGAGGAGTAGGAAACCAGTATAGAAATTCTGGTAGGGTATGTTTGACTGGTTTGCGTCCAGTTTGATTCAACATGATAACACCTACCATGTGTTGCCATGCTCCGTCAATCTGCTGTTGTACCATTAAGTCGTCGAGTAATGATTCGAAAAACACTTTTATTCTTTCTTAATGAATGGTGCTAATTCTGGCGGAGTCCAACCAAGCGGTTTAAGAACCTTACCATCTTCGCGCTTGCGAACCTTGCCTGTTTCTTTATCAATCTTAGCAAAGTTAGTTCGCATTACTTCTTTCCAAGCACCTTCACCATCTGCACCCATACTATGAATAGCACCAATGGTGACTACTAGGATGTCAATCAGTGCGTCCAATTGCTCTACCTTATCTTCCGCTAATGTTGCTTCTAACAATTCTTGATGTTCTTCATCAATAAGTTTAACATACATTGCGTATTGTTTTTCATTGAAGCTGTCGACACTTTGGTCGCAGGCTCGCATAAATTTTTCTTGATCACGAAACGGATTGGTCATTGTTTACTACCTTTAATAATTCTTCAAATGAAAAAATTTTCTTCATATACACAGACGGATTAGCTAAAACTGATTTTTCTAGATCGCCTACTCTGCGTTTTACTACTTTAACATCAAACTCGACATTGTTAGCAGCTTTAAATAATTGTACTATCTCTTTAACAGTCTTTCCTAGACCGTGTCCTAGATTTTCTATACTGTTTGTAGGAGTATTTACGGCAAGTTTAATAGCTTGGCATATTTCGTCAACATGTACGTAGTCACGAATAGCAGAACCGTCTGGTGTATTGTAATCTCCACCGTAGATAGAAAACTTGCCTGTCTTAGTTGCTTCTATTAGTTTATAAAACAAGCCGTCGGGATTAGTTGGTCCTACTACTCTACTGCCTATTACATTATAGAATCTAAATATAGTATAGTTAACGTTGTTATTTCGACAATACTGTGCTACACAATCCTCAGCGGCACGTTTACTAATACCATAGGGATTAGTACATTTCTCGGCAACGCCTGTGCTGGCAAATATAAAATTTTTTGTTTTAATTTGTCTAAGAACATTAATTGTTCCCATAATATTTGTTTGATAGTAGCTAATAGGATCAACTTCACTTTCTCCTACTTTGACCAGCGCGGCTAGATGAATAACACAATCAAATTCTTGTTCCAACTCCCAAGATTGGGTTATGTCGAGATTAAAAAATTCTCTAACAGGAATTTTGGGATCTGTAATATCTAATCCATAGATATCGTATTCTTTTAATAAATCACAGAGGTGACTTCCTATGTATCCGGAATTACCTGTGATAAGGAGTTTCATCCTCGGCCTGTGGTTGTTTTAGTAATTGAAGGGCCTGTGCTGGTAAAATCAATTCCGGCCATGCGACCTTCATACATCTTACCATTCCAAGTCATGGGTAACTTTACACTCTTGTTAAGGACCACAGTTAGATTCTGTCGTTCCTTGAACTCGTGTACAGCTGCTTCTACCGTTTTACTTGAGTTGGCCTGTTTAACGGTACAGGTCTCACCGTATCTCACCACTTCCATCTTTGCCCCATCTTAAATAGAATTCACTTAGTTTCTTTGCTTCGAGTTCTGCTGTGATAGCATATCTGTGTCCGTATATTGTATGATCTATGTGCCTATGCCATTCGGGTTTATCTACGGCATGTTCCATAACAAACTTACCAGGATCGCTTTCTTGCCACTCCATTAACGGCTGTGCGGCATATAAGTCTGGATCTTCGACATCGCCCATACTAAAGCTATGAACAACTATCTTGTGTATTTCTTTCACAACATTGTTTTCAACTTTATATCTTACTGTGCCCATGATAGATGAAATAGTGTTATAAACTTTTCAGCATCTTCACGATGTTTGAAATCCCATATGTCCCAAGCCATTCGCGTACAGTTAGGCCAATCTTTTAACTTTTCTTCAACCCATGTTACACCAACATCTAATTTTCTAGAAGGCTGATAATTACCGGCATCATCAACAGTTCCCCAATCTTCAACGAGCTGTAGGCGCCACCAATGACTATTTCTTTGATGTAGTGTGGGTTTAATCATCGAATCTTGATCTTTCCACTGAAACATTACGGCTTGTAAATCATCAAGTGCGTTCAAACTTTTTTCTTTCGAGTAAAGTTACGGCGCTTGGGTTTGGCATCTTTGATCATTAAAGGAGTGTGGCTAACATCCTTTTGAGCACGTTCCATTGCCGCGTGGATTAAATCCGGGTCGATGTCATCCTCATTGGCAAATGATCCCATACCGTCATGTCCGTCACCATCATAATCGGCATCTGCATCTGAAATAAATTTCACTCCAGTTCTTGCTAGCATCCTACGAGCTGCATCCGGATCTTCAAATGCTTCTCGCAAACTACCTACATGCCCGTCTTTAGTTTGACTAATAGTTTCCCATGTTCTTACTTCTAGCAAATATTCTATTTCAGTTGGTATTGCTACAACATAATGAACTGTGTTATTATCCCATCCCTCCACCGGAACTTTAAACCATTGAACAATTTTGCCCTCGGTGGATCTGCCATTTGTAATACCGTAGACCCAAACAGTATCACCTATATTGTATTTCTTTTTAACTGTCATAATTTATCAAGCCGGAACTTGTTCTTTGCTTTTAACTTCAAGCAGATCTTTAACGAATTTGATAGCCTTACGGTCAGTATCATAGACGTATTCTTGATCTTCATCTTCGTCGGTACGCAAAGTAACGATAACACCGTTTTTAACTTTGCGTATTTCAATAGATTCAAACATAGGAATCCTTTCTTTTATTTCGGCACACTGAGGTTATAGTTAAAGTGGAAAATACCGATGTGTGCAACTTCTCGGCTCAACTCTTGATCGCACCAAATCTCATAACCTGCTTTTTGTGCCTGTTGGCAGAAAAAGATGTCCTCACCAATTTCTAAATTTAGATGCGGAACATATTCTTGCAAGTAATGAGGCTGTGGCACCTTTTCGTAAACTTCCCGTTTACACAATACCATACCATGTGGTAGGACATCAATCAACTCCATTGCCGGGCTGTTGTCTGTAGTTTGGAACTCTTGAAAAGAACCAGCACTACCAGTCATGCCTGTAAAGTTAGGGTTAGGAAAACGGCGTCTGCGATAGTTAGCCCCAACAATTGGTTTGTCTCGAGCTAACAATTTCATTGGCGCATCAATTGGAAATTTCATATCGCTATCAACCCACCAAATGTAATCAAAGTCACTCTTCAAAAAGATGTCAACTAAGTTACGACGAGCAATAGTAATAACTGATCCAATGTTAAATGCACAGTTGATCTTAATACCATTAGCAACCATATTAGCAGCCGCCATTGCTAAGTGTTGTGCAAATTCTGCATTGACCATTTCCATTGCCGGAACGGCAATCATAACACTAGGACGCTGGCCTGGTTGTTGTGGTGCGGGTTGGCCCATATTCTGCCGCATAGTCGCAGCCGCAGTCTGCTTTTGCGGAATGTTTAGTTTACCTTTGTTTTTCATTTTTACCTTATTGTTATCGTGGTGCAAACTCTTGTTGTAGTTTAATATTATCAAAAAACTCTTTCTTAGTATTGCCGTCGTCTTTGAACGCACCTTTGAGTACTGTAGTCTGTGTTAAGCTACTATGTGCCATAATACCACGATTCTCACAGCAACCATGTGTCGCTTGGATATAGACTGCTACATTCTCTGAGTCAGTGGCTTTTTGTATTTCCCTAGCAATATCATTACAAAGCTCCTCCTGGAGAGTACCTCGACGGGCACACCATTGGGCAATACGTGTGTACTTGGATAGTCCAATAAGTTTGTTAGCAGCCAAAATACCAATATAAGCAACGCCAGTAACGGGTTGGTGATGATGGCTACACATACTCCGAAGCTCACTGCGAACAACGAGCATACCCTCATAACGGTCCTGCGAATCATTTGGAAACGCTGTAGCGTCTGGTGCTGGTTCATATCTTCCTGCCATTATTTCATTAAAGTACATCTTGGCAAGCCGTCTTGCAGTGCCTTTTGAGTTTGGATCATTTTCACGATCAATCAGCAACTTATCTAGCACTGATTCAAATGCTGGTGTTGCTTCGTCAATTAGTCGTTCTATATCACCTTCGTACAAGTATTCACTGATGTTGTCGCCTGCCCAAAAACGTTTACCTTCACGTTTCATTTTAAAGCGAATATGATCACCTAGGTAGGCTTCCGAGTATCCGCCATCGCCTGCCATTGCGTCTAATCCTGTTTGTTTATCTGTCATTTATAATTATTCTCCGATGTTAAGGCAGTGGATTGCCATATGCACTAATAGTACAGTATTATTTAGGTTCTGTCAACCGTAGTAGAGTATTTTTTCTAACTGCGGCGTCCAATACCATCATATCAACGCCTTTTTCGTCAGCATACTTTAACAAAGCTGAAGTGTCTTTTGGAAAACATGCACCGCCAAATCCGAATACTCCATCTGGACCCGGTACGCGAAGATGACTATTACCAATTCTTTCATCCATTTGTATCATGTTAGAAATTTTATTGTAGTCCATTCCCTCTTTAAGGGCAAGATTATAGATTTCATTCATGTATGCAACCTTTGTGGCAAGGAATGTGTTGATGGTATATTTGGCCAATGAAGCTTCTTCAATGGTACAGAATTGCACATTATTGCCAATTCCGGACTGGCCCCAGCGAATAATACGTTCTGCTTCTCTTTGATAGGCTCCTACGGCACCGCCTATGATAGCAAACTTGCCATTGGCATAATCTCTACTAGCATTAGCCGCAGTTAAAAACTCAGGAGCGTGAACTAGATTTTTATGTTTGGCCTGTAATACTTTATAAACACTAGGAGGAGCAGTACTCTTACTAATAGTGACACCAGTATATCCAAGTGTAGATAATGTATCCAATGCACTCTCTAAATAACTTGTGTCGCAACTGCCATCTTCATCTTGAGGACTTGGTACACATACAAATACTCCGTCACAATCTAAGAGGTCTTCGTATTTGCCCGGCAACCCCTTGGGTGGATCTACCAGAATTAAATCGCATACATGTTCCATGTTATCTTTAATAGCACTGCCGACAAATCCTAGGCCGACAATGCCAACTTTTGGTCTATTAAACATTTCAAATTCTTTCATCGTTGTAGTTGTAATGTAATTATCCACTATTTCGTCAGTGAAGATAATTTTTGCACCGCCGAGTGTGCCGGGCATATCTAAAGTCATTTAGTGAGCCCCATGAAAATGAGTTCACGCTCTGTGACATGTGCCACAGGTTTGATCCAACCGTGATTGAGACATTCATTAATCAAACTTGCATAATTGCTTGGACACCGTTGACTAATTTCGATCCCGGCTCGATTGGCTTGAACTAATCCATCAGTGATGGTAAAATTAGGGTCGCCCGGTTTGATAGTGCGTATCCGGCTTTGGTGAATTGTGTATGTCATGCTATCATTATAGCACGAAATTTAAGTTAGGTCAATTATCGACTTATCCAATCTTTAGAGCGATATGGTCTACCTAATTCGGCGTAGGGTATGTAACGCATGACTTTTTTCTTTACCCGTTTAATAATCGGATGATCATGATCGTGGTTAAATGCTTTAAGATACATTCTCCAACTGTTGTATCTGCGTCTTAGACCTTTTTGATCTTCACTAAGATATTCAATAACCTGGTATTCATTGCCTTTGAATTTATCCATAAGTTCGCAGGCAATATTAAAACCGTAGGCATCGATTTCGTCCGGGTTACCTAGATATTCTTGTTCTAATCTTTGCTCGGTTTTTTCGGCACTACTAGCATAATCTGGAAGTTCTTTAAACTTTCTACTCCTATACTGTCGCATGTGCATGAGTTCGTGCAGAACAGTGTCTGCAAACAATGCACACATTCTTTTAAATCGCTGGGGAGTTATACACACGGATCCAATAATGGGATTGTAAACAAAGACAATCTCTATACATCTGCGTTTGGCCCGGTCCTCGTCGCTGTAATATAGGCCACCTGTATAAACATATCCAAAATCTACTTTGATATCGGACCGTTTAGCTACTTTTATTGGAAGACGAGATTTGATGTGTTTGGAAATTATACTGTGGAACTTGGCATTGGTTAGTTCTTGATTAACTAACTCTGGAGAAATTTCAGCCAAAAACTGTGTTAGACCTTGACGATCTAGCATTGACCAATCAAACTTTGCAGTATTTCTAGCCATTGTACAGCCCTTCTAGTACCTAAATATTTAGCTAGGTACAGTATCTATTATATAACCGTTTTTGGGTATGTCAAAATACTTTAACGCCGTTTATTTCTTGCCAACGCAGGGCATCTGCCCATGAATTTACCAAAGGTTCGCCCTTGACATTCATGCTGGTATTCATTAAAATCGGACATCCGCTGGCGGCATACCATGCTTCTAACAGGGTCCTAAACTGTGGATTATCTTGCTTTGTCACAGTTTGAACCCTACTTGTACCGTCTATGTGGCATATTCCGGGCAGTAGTTTAGGGTGCTTGCACCGGGCTACAAACTGCATATATGGGCTTGATTTTACCGGCATATCAAAGTAATTATTGGCTTCTTCTAGCAAAACTGCCGGAGCGAATGGGCGAAATTCTTCTCGTTTCTTTAATTTGTTCATGCGATGTTTGGCATTTGGACCACGTGGGTCACAGAGTAAACTACGGTTTCCTAGAGCTCTTGGACCAAATTCTGCCCGACCGTTTGCCACAGCAACAACATTACCTGCTAACAATTCTTTGACAATGCCGTCTATATCTAGTTCACGATTGATGTCTGTACCCAAATACGGCCCTTGCCAGTTTAGCTGTTGTTTAGTATATGCAGCCACAGCACCGATGGCGCTACCTGCATCTCCGGGATTAGGCATGAGCCAGATATTATCATATAACTTTAATTGTGCTATTTTTGTATTAGCAACACAGTTAAGAGCACAACCTCCCATGAACACTAAATTTTTACTAGGCAATTGTTTTTTCATCCACTTAACTGTACCTAACAAATATTCTTCCATAACTGCCTGTACACTGGCAGCAATATCATATTTGTTTACTCCGTCTGGCGCAGTCCACCATAAACATCCTTGATGTAGATTATGCTTTAATTTAAAGTTAGGGGCATCAAAGTTAGAGAAAAATTCTCGTTTAATAAATTCTTTAATATTAGGTTTTCCTAACGCGGCCATACCCATAAGAATATATTCTTCTTCGTTGGGTTTAAGTCCTAGCCAATGTGTAAACGCAGTATAGAACAGCCCTATGCTATTAGGATAACGTCTATTCCATACTTTGTTTAATCCATTACTGCTAGCATTCCATATACTTACAGTATCCCATTCACCGATAGCATCGACAACTAAAATGCTAGCATCGAGAAACCCACTGGTGTAAAATCCTGCGGCAGCATGACTTTCATGATGTTGTACATATTCTATAGGGAGTGTATTAAGACCTACTAGTCTAAGTTGATCTCTAGGACTTACCATCCACGGGGTTTGCCCCGCATATAATCTACGTAAATTCTTGGTCCACGTCTTTTCAAACCATACAATCTGTGTAGGTTCACCGTATGAGCGCATTTCTCTAACCATGTCCGCATCTAACATACTATCGTTTTTAATGCGACTGTAACGCTCGCTATGTGCGGCCCACACAATGTTTTTCCCTTTAATTAGCGCCATGCTAGCGTCGTGATTTTGGGCAGTTATTCCGAGTATCATTTTAATAAATGAAAGGATCTCGCTTGCGTAATTCTGCAATGCGTTTCTTTAATTCTTTTCTTTTTTTATAATCTCGAACCCAGATCCAGGCTTTTTTAAAAATGTTCATATTATACACAGCCTATAATATGTAATCTCGCCTCTGTTGAAAAATTACAGAAACTGTGAGGTTTATTTGTTTTAATATTGTAGACTCCGCCTGCTGGCAAATGAAACAAATCTAACTCTTCTGGAAATATAAATCTACAATCATTATTGGTTATTAAAGGAATATGTAGTTGGGCAGACAGGTCCATGTGAATAGTGTAACATGATCTAGGTTCTAACCAGACTAAAATTGTTCTACTAAGATTGTATTTTTTTAAAATATCTTCAAATGGTGTATTAACAAAAAAAGGATTTAACAAATTGTATTCTTGGGCCAATCGACCCGGTTGTAAACTATCGGTACTACTTAAGAATACATCATCACCTTGTGCATACTGAACACTAGTTTGTCGAGTATTACCGGTAGTTAACCACTTTATTTTTTTTTCGTGTCTGTAATACCAGTCTACTAACTGGGTATGATTAATGTCGTCTAGTTTGATATAGTTCATAATTAATTACTTATCAATTTTTGTTACTGTGACTCCGGATTTTTCAAGGAATTTGATTCCTGCATCATCCCTATAGTTTGCACCGTAATATACACGACTAATACCTGACTGATAAATGAGCTTGGCACAGTCGAGACAAGGACTGTGAGTAACAAATAGGTCAGCCCCAATACCACTGTTGTTAGACTTCGCCAGTTTTGCAATTGCATTCGATTCAGCATGTAATACCTCCGGTTTAGTTTTTAAACGATAACGACCCTGCATTGTGTTACCATCTGCGTCTAGGTATGTGCCTTTGTAGGGCCATCCTTCTTCAATCTCTTCTGGACTTAGCCAGCCGCCAGCACTGCACCACTCTACATTTTCGCAATCGTTGTCCCAGCCTGCAGGCATTCCGTTATAACCATAACTGATAACAGTATCGTCCTTAACAACTACAGCACCAACATGTAATCTCCTGGCATGACTCAGTTCGGCACATCGCTTTGCCCAATCCATGTATAAGTTAACAAACTTATCCTTCATAGTATTTCTTTTCCAGTTCTCGAATCATAGTCTTTGTTAGGGTCAAACATTTTAAATTGCTCCCAGCTTGGTTCTCCGGGAGCAACTCTCTTACCCCTATTAATTTCACCAATATGATTGACTATAAAATTACCATTGGTTGTTTTTAATAATCCTGTGCCTATATTGTATTTTTTTCTAAGATAATCAGCAACCACACATTCTGCAGGATTATTGCCAGTTGTTTCTAATATAGGTTCTTTGGCAATCCATCCTGGATATAACGAAGCCATCATCCAAAACCAACGAGGATCTCGTTCGTATCTATAACCGGGAACTACTGTATCTGTGTCTTTACACATAACATCTTCGGTTTCGTGAAGGTACCAATTGTTTCGTTTCATTTGTAATTGTGATAACGACGGATCTGTTTTTAAAATATCTATGAGATCAATTATTTTTACAGGATAAACAATTTCAACATCGTCTTCTTGTTGCCAGATATAATCATAGTTCCTATCTCTAATAATATCATAGAAATGTTGCCACGTTCTAGTTAATCCCATATTTTCAGGATGCAGATGCACTTCATTAAATCCGTGGACTGTTGCTAATGTTTTTATTAAAAGATTATTTCTACCATTAGGATAATCGTCGATAAAAATTTTATCAACCTCACATCCTTCAAAGTTGATATTAGTCTGTGAAGCTAGAGTACGTGGTAGATATTGTAATCTATTAGTAGAAATAATAACCTGACAAATCTTATATGTCATTAGTAGTTCTCGGTATTAAAGAAAAATGTTTGGAATAGCCGACCAGTTTCTTTATCGTGACCAAAGTAATCTATACTAGCATGGAACAAATCTCCACGATAAATTACTAAACGATTAAATTTATTTCCAACAACATCAAATTTATCCCATTTGGTATAATCATATCCTTCATATACATCACATTCTTTTCCTGTTCTTTTAAAGGCTCCTGTTTCTTTATATCTATACAAAGCAGTACCTCCGGTAAACGGAGCCTCTGGAGTTAGATATAACACACCCGCCCACATGTTATGATGATCAGCATGGATCCATGTCCGGTCACTGGCGGTAGCTAATTGGAACGCACCGGTATATGCGGTATTAGGATCGTGGTTCATTAAATCTGTAATCTTACCGGCAAATTGCATATTGTATTCTATTGCTTCTTTTACACCTTCTGCAATATGGGGTTGCGTCCGAGAGCCTGGATAATTTCCGGTTACCGTAAATTCCTGTGAAAGAGCAAACTCCCTAACACCGTAGGGATTGCTGTAGAAATCATCTATCACAATTAAGTTTACATTCATGCTTAATACCTTACAAATTGACCCGAAGGTCCTAACCAACCGTAAACTACCCAGTCAGTCTCGATAATATCACCTTCAAACGGTCTTGTTAAATAATAACCCAAAGTTTCGATATCAAAATGTGACATATGAGGTAGGACTAGCATTGCTGCCATACCATTCCATAAATCCATAAAATGTTTATGATGTTTTTTACCCCAACCAAAAAGAACAGAAGAATACTGGCAAAGATTGTTGTCGCCTTGTTCTTGTCGTCTGTCAACCAACGAGTAACACCAAGAGTCTTTCCAATCCCATTTAATAGGCTCTTTAAAAAATATTTTATCTGTATTATATCTGTTAAGTAATATTGTATCAAATGAACTATCGATTAAATATCGACCACTTACTTTTAAAATGTAATCATTTTCAAACAATTCTTTTTGATACTTTCTCATAAAAGTGGACACAGACAAACACTCGCAATAACTTTTTTGGGGATGCGTAGTTACTGTTTCGTATATTTCAGGAAACTCTTCTTTGATACTAATAAATTTTAGATTTTTTTGATACAATAATTGGTTTTTATATTGTTGCCAATTATCGCTAGTATCTAACAGATAGATTGTAGTCTCGGCATCTGACGCTATATCTAATGTAGCAATAGTTGCTATAGTTTGCCTAAATCTTTCTTCGTTAGAAAAATAGGATCGTACCTTGCTATAAGTTAATGGGTTATTATTGTTTACCTCTATAGCACTTGTTACAATAAATGCTTTTTTCATGGTCTATAAAAATCTAATTGTTGTATTTTTTTAAGATAATCGTTTAATTTTTCATGTACTACAGAATCTTCGTAATTTGCTAATGCCCAATTCCTACATATTTGAGGGTTGATTCGACCAATGTTATTAATAGCATTAACAAATTCTTTAAACTCTCTACAACGATATCCGGTCACGTCCTGTATCACTGTTTCAGTAAACCCGCCCCAGTCTGTGGTAATTGCCGGAGTGCCGCTCATATAACCTTCTACTACCATATTACCAAACGGCTCAACATAATATGTGGGACCTAAAATAGCCTTTGCCTTTGCCATCAGCTTCCTACGTTGTTCAACATCACACGGTCCGACTACTGTTACATGGGATGGTATTGTTTTATATCCTAAGTCTGCCAAAGAACCCGATCCAGCAACTATTAATTTGTTACCAGTTTTTTCAGTTGCTTGGATTGCAATATCAACGCCCTTGGTTGAAATTACCCTACCAAAATATAAGAAGTAATCTCCCTTTTCTTCTGTGTAATCAAATTCGCTGGCTGTAATACCGTTTGGGATTACTGCATCAAACCATCCTGGATTCTGTTCATTACCTTTCCAACCGTAATGCATGTGCATCTGTGCATACGATGTGAATACTTTATAAGTAGCCCACGCCGCCGACATAGAGTAGCCTATGCCGGGTTCAACTGCTTTAAGATCACTGTTTGCTTCTGCGGCATCTTTATTTTCTAAACCATACATACAAATAATTATATCGCCTGGCTTTTTACGGAGGGAAATTTCTCTACCTGCTCTAGTGTTATATTCTGTTACATTGGTTCCAGAATCAGAAGACTTTAAAGGCAAACAATTAATTGATTCGCAGGAAACTTCAGATCCGGGTATACTATAATGAATACAATTCCATCCGTATTTGGTCATGTAGTTGATAAATTTTAAAGTAGATATAGAAAATGGATCTATTCTATTTTGTATGTGTACTGGATCATGGGGACTGGATAAAATGTGTAATGTTGTCATATATGTTTAATTATACGTTTTAAAAAATGTAAATGCAATATACGAGCAGTTATTTTTAATGTTTGTTATAGATCAAATAGCCAAAAAAATAGGACTCCGAAGAGTCCTATTAACAGGATGATGGTAACCGTTATTTTATTTTCTGGTCGCCCTATCCCCTGTATACCGGTTCAGTTACTGCGACCCTATCAACGATTCACGTTGCCTAGTTAGTAATTGTGTCTGCTACTAACAACATAGAGAGTCTTTCCCCACGTCATCCATTCCTTCTGCGTCTAGTTGCCTAGAAGTATTGCTACTGTCCTACGACCACTTTCTATGGTAATTACTTTAGTATTTTAATACTGCTGTAGTCATCCTTTGTATAACAGGTTAGTTGTCTACTTTGAGTTTATATCGGTGTCAATATCGAAACACACCTATCTTATATCCATATATGTCCGTAACCTTCAAAGCCCTTTCAGGCTCCAGCTATTGACATAGATACAAGCAATTCGATGTTATTGAATTTTGCTGAACCTAACCTTACAACACTATTTATAGAACGCTGTAGCGATCCACATCAACAGTGGCTAGCATGATACCATATGGAGTCATGTCAGTACCCGATAGGATACCCTTCATAACTGCTGGGCTGAACCCAGACACCAACGCGGTACCGAGCTTGTCGAACTTAACAGGGACATTGTCCCGGCTGTTCAGGTTCCAGAATACGATGTTTGGAACTTCGTATCCAGCGTCCTTGTACTTGCGCTTGATCATTTGGTGAGCAGAGTCATCAAAACTTACGCATTGATCAAACTGCATGTCCGAAAGGATCAGCAAAGTCTTTGGCATGTCACTTGCGTTCACACCGCCCTTGACTGCGATGCGTAGGATTTCGTCAAACGCCGCATGTAGGTTAGTGTTCATGCCCCAGTCGCTAGAGTTCATTTGGCTCATCTTCTGAGCAAGTGTACCCTTAACAACCTGTGCCTTTGGCTTTGCACTGAAAGTCAAGAATGTATCCTTGAATACACCAGTGTTCTTATCAGCACAGTACAGACCCAACGACAAGGCAATATCGATGCACATTAGGTTAGCGTTTCCGCCAACTGGACAGCTCATCGAACCGCTAACGTCAACCAAAGGCATAACGCTGGCATTGCCAATGTAGTTTGGCAGAGAAGCCCATTGAGCATCTGCTACCACACTATCGCCACCATGACGCAAGGTCTTGATGACATCGTATGGGTAAACCGCACTAGCGTTTACCTTGTCTGTACCTGCAGTCAAACGAGCCTTGTAGGCAGTGTAAGACGCAGAAGCGTTCTTGGCAAATGCCTTGTTGTAACGAGCCGAAGCCAGTGATGGCAACTTACCGAATTCGATAGAATCCCAGTCCTTTGCACACATCTTGCTTTCGACAACATTGGTCAATGCAACCAAACTCTTACGGTAGAACTTTGGAGTCATACCATAGAAGTTACGGATTTCAACCGCGATTGGGCCTTGACGAGGCATCCACTTGGCACACAGACCGTTGCGTTCACGCAGGGCATCACCGATTAGGGTATAGGCCATGTGCTTGAACTTTTCAGTCTTGAATACCAGCAAGTCGTCCCAACGGCCGAACTCGCTCACGAAAGGAAGAACTGCTTCCAGAGTTTCTGGATGCAACTTTTCCAGATGCACTAGGACATCACGGAACAGCTGACGTTCACCTGCGCCACCACGGACGTCACGTGACCAGAACGCAATCTTCATTGCAAGGTCTGCGTCTTCTTGGAAAGCCCGCTCAAAGTCTGCGGTCACAGACTTACCACGGCTGGCACCAATCTTATAGAACAGGTCTACAAGGGCATTGCCCGAATGAGCCTTTGCCTTCATACCGTTTTCGGTACGAGCTACCGCTGGGGTAGACTTAACTGCTTCTGCAAATGTAGTCATCTCTTTCTCCTTTCGTTAAAATGACAGGATCGTCTTTTTACAATTATGAAATGTATTAAAGTTTGCTGAATCGATCCTAAAACTTCTTATCTTAACAACATTAATTATAGCGTACTTTACGCTAGATGTCAAGTGTTTACAACATAATATCCAGAGTGTGGATAACGTTCTCTCAACCATTCCAGCATACCCGGTTCAACGGGCAGTCGGATGGAATTGTATTTGTTGGTTATATATGACATATTACATTGTAGGTCCGTTGCCGTTTTTAAAACCAACACTTCCACCTTCTGCTTCAATACGTTTGATAACGTCTTCAAACAAGATGGGTGCAAAGTCGGGTGTTTGTTCTACGCAGACACAATGATAACGCAGATCAACTGCACCGTCTTTCATAACACGATTGGCATGAAGGTGACCGTGAATGTTAACACCGAAACGTCCTAACGATTCTTCGTGAATTGGGATATGGCTTAAAATCATTCCGTTCATAACATGATATGCACGTAATTCTCTAAAGTATTCACGATACTCTACATCTGGAAAGATGTCGTGGTTACCGCGGATTAAAACCTTGTCGCCGTTTAAACGACTTAATGTCTTTAATGCCCTGCGGTTAATAACAACGTCACCTAAGTGATAGACTTTGTCTTTGGGTCGAACACGATCGTTCCAGGACTTAATCATAGCTTCGTCCATCTCCTCGGGATCAGTCCAAGGACGCAACTTTGTAACACCGTCGTTGCATGTGAAGCGGCAAACACCTGTGTGACCAAAGTGCGTGTCACTGACTAAAAATACACTTGGCATCTTGCCCTCCTTTCTTAAAATATAACTTAAACAGCAAACCAGATTTCTTTGAAACCCTCTTCCTCTGTAGGCATTTCAAAACTAGCCAACATTCCTTCTATTACAGCATCTGGAATTTCTTTGCCCGGTCTGCCGGCCAATCGACGTTTTAATTCAAGCCTTGGTGGAGTTTCAAATACTATAGCAATATGCTCATAGTCGGGCAACATATTAAACTTTCGAATACGACTAGCAACAGTGGTACTAGTTTGGTCCCAAATGATATCTCGTTTTAGTTCTCGAGCCGCAACAACTTCCTTGGCCATAAGATCTACAGCAGTGGGCATGAAATCTGCAAACACTTCGGTGTAGGTACGACCTACTTCTTTGGCATAGATTTCAACCCATTTGTCTGTGCTAACTCTAGCACAGGTTAATGCCCAATCTTGTGCTTCTACCCAGGTAGATTTACCTGAACCGGGCACACCAACTAATTGATAACATTTAGGCATATTTCACTATTTCTATAAAACAATGAATAATTATAACACAAATTAAGTTAGAAGTCAACCAAAAGTTAGGTATTGCCTTTTAATCTATGTTCTCGTCTTGCCTGAGCAAGAGTAGTCCATCGCTCATTTGAATCGACCCATTCTTTGTCCAATGGCTTTCCATTAATAGTAGGTAATTCTTTACTATCATACGTCCAACCCAAGGCCTTCATCATGCGGTGTTTGACCAGCAGATTAGGACTACGGAAACGTGCGGTGTCATCAAAGCCCATCATGACTCCGACTTCACAAACTGCACCACTGCGACATACACCAGCATAGCAATGAACAACAACGTTCATTCTATTGGCCAATGCATGTTGCAACAATCGCACCAGCTCATTAGCCTGCTCTTGGCTGCATCGCATGGCTTCGTCCAATGCAAAGTCTTTTTCTTCAATATCAAGAAACTCAAAATTATGAATTTCTTTGAACTTGTGGGCAGGAGTTGGTCTCCAACTTGCTGGATCAACAATGCTGATCAGCATACTATTCTCACCAGCTTCGTGATGGAACCTTGTAGGTATATCAGCGGCGGCTACGTTTTCAATCCATGGCATTTTATTTTCCTTTTATTTTAAAACACTTAAAATTTTATTTTTGTAAATTTGATGTTGTCTAGGTCCCGGATGTTGATTATCTGTACCAACGTCTATAAATTCGTCACCGTCGACTCCTAGAACAAAATTAGGTATATTGTTAACTAATTTTAAAAAAAGATCAGTTTGCTCTTTTAATATCCTTCTCATTACCCATACTATGCAGTAATCAACTGATCCAATTTTTTCTAAAAAATTAATAACCTGATATACATAATCTCGTGCTTTGAATGCTAAATTTTCATCTAATAATCTACCCTGACTAATAATATTTTCAAATTTAGGATTCAACTTATTATAATAATGCCAGGTTACATTTTGTTTAGTACCGTCTGGGAAATAATAAACAAATCTATTAATACCAGTAAGTCCCCATACAAGTTTATCACCGGGTCGTATGTCTGCTCTCAATATTTGATCTACCGCCCATTCGATTGATGTTCCCGGTTCTGTTAGATATACAGGAGTCATATTTAATTCCTGTGATACTAAGTGCCCGTATCTTTCGTCATCACCAACACCGGTTCCGTGCGAAATGCTACATCCTATTATCCAAATGACGGGATTGTTATCGGGTCTTTTGTTTTGTATCTTCATATTCGGATGCTAATTTTTCAACTAATTCTAACATTTCCTGACTTAGTCTAATACGGTAATCTCTGTTTTGTTTCCTAGGAAAACCATCGCGCTCAAAAAAATCTATATCTTCGTAAGCCAACACTTCTATATTGGATGTATTAATACTTTTGACTATATTATCAAAGGTCTTTATCCTATTAACCAAGTTGCACAGTACCGTTGGATCTATATCGGCTACTTTATCTGTAAACTCGCCTTTGACTAGTTGACCAAATTGTTTTGTTGAATATGCAATCACATAGCTACCGAGTTGAGCATGTTTATCTTTTCTATAAAGATAATAATTTTTTTCTGCAATATCCATTAAATATTGTCTAATTTCGGGATTTATAGGATCAACATGATTGTGCATTATTGTTTTCTTATCTGACGAATACTGTCTTAGCAATGCAAACCTATGATTTTCTTCTTCGTCGGGGGTTCTTGTTCTTGGTTCAAAAACTTTTTTAAAATTAATTGAACCACTGTCGATAAAATATTCTAAATAATATGCATTTTCTTCGTAGTTGTTTAATGCAAACATTAATCCATCATTATTACGCATATAGTAATTTTTCATGTGATGTTTATTAAACAGCTCATTGATATACGTTGAATCGGAGTATATTGATTTAAGATAATAACTGTACCATACACTACCAGTACGAGGAGTTGACCAAACATTTATAATCATTTTTAACTATTAATAGGTGGCGGTGCCTGGTTTTTCTGCATATTGATCGAGGTTGTCTATCATTTTATAATCTCGACGATCCATTAAAATCTTTACTTCGGGGCCGTACTCATCATGGCCTTCCCACGGACTACCTAATGCTAGAGTTAATTTTACTGTGTCACTTTCGTTGTCCATACCATGCACCCAACTGCCGTCCATCAAAAATGCACTGTTAATTTCTGGTACATGCACATCGCCATTTTTGGTTTTAAAAAACAAAGAATCAGTACGACCTCGTAATACAATTCGGAATTTATGCTTCCTACTACCCACTTCATGTATCTTGCTGTCAATGTGAATTGCATTTTTTGCACCAGGCTGTGTAATAAGAATCATTAATCTACTACGCATGCCTGTCCAAGGAAATACTACATTTTCAAAATAACCTTTAATGGTAGGGGGAGTATGATCTGCCCAAACAAAGTCGCCTTGATATCTATTAGAGATACTATGGGCGCCTAGTTGCCCTGTTTTTGTAACTAGTGGAATCATATGGATTTCTCGATATGCATCCCAGAAAACGACGTCAGTTCCTAGTAGTGGTTCGATTTCTGCTATCGCTTTATCTTTGTCAATGGGAGGCAGATCAACAGTTGCAAATAATAAATTGTTGCTCATATCAAATTCCAAATAATATTTTTTTTGCGTCGGCAAAAGTCATATCACGATATTCATTGTTAGTTCTCATACCAACGATAGTTCTTGGATTATTACTTAATGTATTATCCCATTCGTGATATATTGTAGTATTAAACAATATAGCATGATCTTGAGAAAAATGCAAGGACTCTACGCACTTGGGTTTTTTAATTGATTCGTCGAGTATATAATTTACTTTTTTGTGATGAACAGCATCTTGACTATCATACCATCTAGTAATACATTGATTATCTTTAATAAACACAGGATAATTAATTCTAAAATTTACTGGTTTATTAATTTTAGCGTTTATATCTAAATGGATAGGACTTTTAACTCCGGGGTATGTAGTTAAAAATGCCGTCGACCTATCCAGATGTAAAAATTCAGAACATGGATTATTGTCTATCAGTGACGTTAAATCCTTGTCGTCCTTAACATAAAATTCTTCAGTTTGATAATTAGGATATACCTCTTGTATTGCAGTAACACCTTTATTATTAGAAACAACAAAATTTGATCTATTAGCGATATCTTGTAACAATTTTATATAATTATCTAAGCCAGCGTATGAGAAGGTTATATAGTATGGACTACAATCTTTAATAATGCTAAACATTTATTGTAATTCCACTGTTAATAATTGCTGAAGTACACCATTAAACATTACCGGACCGTTACTTGGAACAAATACGGTATCTGGAAATGCTTTCTTTAAATGATATTTTCTACTTATCTCATATAACCTTTGATTGTAGTCATTAAAAGATAGAATGTACTGATTGCATTTCTGCTCTCGAGCTCTTTTAAATTGTTCAGTCATAGTATGAGTGTGAGTATAGGCTTTCATACATCCGAGGCCTTTTACAAGATTTTCAGCATTTGAAAACCAACGAAATCCTCCTTGGTATATTTTCTTATTATCAACACATCTAACTATGCCACCGCTACCACCCCATAATTTTCCATTAACATAAACCAAAGTATATATGTCTAACTTATCATCTCTTAACAAACTTAATAAACTCCACGGATGCTTATAGCCGTAGTTTTCTGGTAGATTATCTATGTCTGTGTTAAAGTATTCAGTTAAACCTTTAATTAACTTTTTAGTGAATTTAGATTTATTATCAGCTGATAGTACTATTACATTAATTTTGTCCATATTAACTTTCTACAATTCCTACTAGATGTAGCCTACTCATTTCAGAACAATTCATAAACGTATGATCTTTTCTTGTATCAGCCCAATATACATGACCTATTTTTAAGTGTGTTAGTGTGGCCATATCATCATTTTTAAAAACAAAATAACATTCGGGATTGGTGATCAAGGGAATATGAACCCTAGGAGTAGAATCTCTATGTATGCTATAACAACTCATTTGATTAATCCACATTAATCTAGTCCTGGTCATTTTATAATCTATAATTAGCTTTTCAAAAATTGTATCTTTAAAAAAAGGATTAATGTTATTATAAGCTAATTCCATGCCTTGGTTTCTTCCAACAGCACTAGTCCACTCGTGTTTAGTCCATGGTTGATTTGTATCTGGATTTATTGTCTCTTGAGAATTACCAAGTGTATTATCTTTATATTGCAGTCCTGCCTGCCTGCCCTTGGGTCCATCATTAGTCCAAACAATATTTGGTTCTAATCTGTAGTACTCATTTAACGCATCGGCGATATCAATGTCGTTTAAAATTTTTATCATAATTTATATTATCCCATTCGATTATGCTAACTCTGGTATTAGTTATCCAAAAGTCTATACCATTCAGTACCTCTGAATACATAATAGGTTCTTTGTCAGGATAATTTTCTAGATAACCCATTTTAAGTAATAACATCGGTAGCTGGTTATTCTTTTTAACACGTTTATGTGTTTGTTCGATGATATATTTGTTATTGTAATATGAATTAATCTGTCTGCTTGGCTCACTGGCATCTGCGGCCATTGATCCAGATGTAATTACAATTGTAAATTCTGACAATCTTTCAATTAAGGTACTCTGTGTGGCATGGCAATATACATTGTTAAAAAAATAATCTGGACGTTCGTCTTTGACAAACTGAATTACTTTTTCGATGTCGTGCTCAATATCAAATCCGTTTGATCTAGATATTCCAATTGTATTGTAATTTTCTTTATTTTTAAAGTGATTATAGATTTGTAAACCTAATCCACTTGTATGTCCGGTTACTATAACTTTTTTCATATTAATTTTTTAAACAAAATAAATCTTGGTGTTGTCCTTCATGAATTCCCAAATGAACTGCTGGTTTGATTTCTTCTTTAAACCATTCTAAGTTGTAATAACTATTAAATGAATTTGATTCTGATAATTTATAGTTAAATGTATCAGTAATAACAAATGCTGTGTCTACCCAATATGCCATTTTGTTGTATTTAACTGTACTAAAATCTATGGGAACTACTTTTTCAAATCTTTCTAATATCCATTTGTGAAAAGGTTCAAAAATTTCTGAGCGCCAAATAGTAAATAGAATTACACCTTTGGGGTTTAGTAATTTTTTTAAATCATTTAATTCTTCTTTGGTTTGTTCAATTGTATTGTGTGTGAATACACTATAACAGATAATTACATCAAATTTTTCATCTATTACATCTGAAACTTTAATTTTTTTATTACCGTCAGGGTTCCATGATTGGTGCCATTTATCATAATGTATAAATTTTTGGTTTGGGTGCTTTACTTTAGCAGTTTCTATTGCCATTAAAATAATATCAATCCCTAGATATTTTTTGTTGTCTATATTATTTGCCGCTGAATTTAAAAAATTTCCTTGGTTGCATCCATAGTCGAGTATTGATACATTTTTCCAATCAATATTTAATTCTTTATTATCAAATATTTGAAAGAGCTTTTTATTATCTGGTTGCAAATATGTTTTGAAAGGTGGTTCAGGTTTCATATATTTGATTAAGTCTTGTCAATGTTTCATTATTTAAATCTACATAACCCCTACTCAAATATTTTTTATAACGACCCATGACACTTGCAACTGGCCAATTATAAATGTTTTCATTTAATCTAATAATACGGTTAACAATATCTGCTTGTGTATATTTTCCAGTGATACAATTTATACCATCACTGGCAATTGCTGTTATTGTATAATCTACAATATCTAGGCGCTCTTGCACACTTACAGGATGTACAAACGCTTGATATTTAAACTCGTTGATTGTCCAATATGTTCCACTGTGTCCTAACCAATTAGTTTCTTTTGTTGTTGTGGCCAAAGGCTGAAGGATTTGTTTTACATCTCGAAATTGATCTTCGCTGGTACAACAAATATCTAAATCATCTGGTAACCAATTCGGAACAGTGCCGTGGTAATCAATTTCCAACTGCCATGTCATCGAGCTGCCAGTTAAAAATGGACCTGTGTTTGTGTTCAATTTAATTAGATTTGCAATGTAATCTATGTGTCTCTGCATACAATTATTTATTGCGACATCTAATACCCCACAATAAATAATCTGTATGAATATTATTTTATGGGAAACAACAGTAATAAACCACGGATTGCCTAGGACTCTAGGAGCCCATGTTATTGCCAGTCACTTGAGACAGAATGGTTATTCTGTAAAGGTTATAAGTTATTGTGCATATTTAAAAACTGAAGAATTGGTAGCAATTACTGAAAAATACATGGATGACACCACAGTAGCAATTGGTGTTAGTTCTACATTCTGGTCTAATAGTAGAATAGAAAAGTTCGACGCAGATATACGTGCAACTACCAATACCATTGCTGAACCACAATGGGTTATTGATGCTAGACTAATACTAGAAAGAAAATACACCAATTTAGATTGGGTATTAGGTGGACCTAATGGTTCGTATCATAAATCTTTTTTTAAGTTTCCTTGGATTAAATTTCAAGGATACTGTGAAGATGAGATTTTACAATATGCAGATACAAAATTTAATAGAACTTCCTTCTCACCGTTTGAACCTAATTTGTATATTAAAACACAGCACGAAACTGATTTTATTATGCCCTACGAATGGCTTCCGATGGAATTAGGAAGAGGTTGTCAATTTAAATGTAAATTTTGTGCAGAACCTATTATAGGAAAAAAGAAAGGTACATACATTCGCGACATGGAATGTGTGCGCCGAGAGATCATGGATAACTATGAAAAATTTGGCACTACCAATTATTACTTTGTTGATTCAACAGTTAATGAAGACACTGATAAAATAATTGCATTAGCTAACCTAGTGCAAAAATTACCTTTTAAATTAAACTGGGTTGGTTTTAATCGCATGGATTTGATCTGGAGTAAACCAGACCAATGTTCTGCATTAAAAGATAGTGGATTGGTTAGCACTTATTTTGGAATTGAATCTTTTCATCCCAAGGCAAGTATGGCTATTGGTAAAGGTTTTATGGGAAAGCATGGGAAAGATTTTTTATGTAAATTACGAGACATATGGGGTAAAGATATAACATATACGTTATCATTTATTGCTGGGTTGCCTCATGAAACACCCGACGATGTGCAAGACACAGTTTCATGGTTAGAACAAAATAAATTTGATGTTTATTCAACATGGACTGGATTGTATCTAGATCCCTCCGATCCTTCTCCGAATAACAAAAGTGATTTTACTGTAAACTACAGTTTGTATGGATATAAATTCCCAAATCCTGATAATAATCCAATATATTGGGAAAACAAATATTGGAATTATAAAACGGCCTATGATTTTGCAAAGAGACCAAGGCCGCGAGTATTAGGTGCTTTTGCATTAGGTGATGTCTGCGGATTAGGTATAGATATCCAAGAGGTACAACATACAGTAATGACTCATCAATTAGCCAATGAAATACAACAAAAAAAGAAAAACCACGTTAATCAATATGTGCAAAAATCTTTGAAATTATAGATATTGTTTATTGGTTTCGAGATTTAATAATGTTAATTTTCTCCATTCCAAAAATGCATTTAAATCAAAGTTATCGTAAGGAATCTGAGTAAACTCACTTAGATGAGATATGACTATTGATGTGTCGAAGTACAGTAATTCTTTCCAACTAATATTAAGTACACGGTTGTTATCGCAGGGATTAGATAATGAAGTATATCTAGTGAGATTATATTTGCATATTTCCACATTTGTGGACATATGATCCAGTATTCCGGTACCATGATCTGTAGTCCATTTAACTGCAAATGTTACTGCAATTTCATTTATATCATCGGGCGTATAACAAGTTTTGATGATTTTATCAAAGTAATTTAAAAAAAATAAAGGGTCTCGACAGTGCGTATGTACATATTTTACTTCATCTGTGATTGGTATTTCTAAAAAATATTTTAAGTGAAGTATAGGACTGCATCTTGCGCCAGCGGTAAAACTGATTCCATCTTTTGGGCACCCATGTGCATTACCGGTACTGCTAAAATTATTGGTGTCAAACTTTATATTTTTTCTAGCATGGTACAATAACGAACTTAAAAAATTTCCACCTGTCCCTCCTATGAACATAATTGGAACTACGTCGGATCGAATAGGAGATATATTAGGTATTGGAATGTTTGTCATGTTAAATATATTTACACGGTAAATATAGTTGTAAATAAAAAAATATGAATATCCCCGACCATCCAATACAAACACTTATTACATTTGCTGACATTCCAGAACGTGGAACATCTGCAAGAGTTAACTTGATAGAATTTGGCAAAGAATTACATTCAAAAGCCGAAATACTAGAGCTACAGGGAAAAACTTTTTCTTTTGTAAGAACTGTTAGAAAAAACGTATTTAAACGTAATTGGTTAGATCGAGAATCTGCAGAGGAATGGAAAAAATTTGTACTAGAAATGTCTGAAAAATATGATGTAAAAATACTCGATATTGAAATAAGTATTGATCCTAATTTTTAACATTCTACATCGATATTTCGACCTTTGTCTAAATCCAAACGAAGGTTTCTACGTACCCGCTCTGCAATAATTTGATCAAATCTACGTTTTTCAACAACCTTAAAATAATCATTATCGCGTTTGTCCTGCAATCGAATCTGCTCTAATCTATATTTTTCTAGATTATATTTTATAATGCTTTGTTCTGCTCTTGAGATTTCCATCACCGAGTCTCCCATTGTTTAACATATAGTGTGACAACTACAAATAGTAAGAATTACATTATATTTAATTATAATATTATTTTACTATTTTGTCAAGTAAGTAAATAACAGCATGAAACCAAGAACTCACCTAGAAGAAATTCAACAAGAGATTGACGAATTGCTCGAGCTCTGTTACACAGGTGATAAAGTAGAAAAGTTGATCTATCAGCGTGGATTACTATCTGGATGGTTGGCTCGACTTGCTACTACCGACTACATCGTCCATAACGAAATTAAAGATAGATTATATAACGCTAAAAGAAAAACCCCACCGTGAGTTTATAACTTCAGGGGGTGGGGCCGTGTTTGGAGCGGGTAGCGAGAATCGAACTCGCATGTATTGCTTGGCAAGCAATCAGGTTACCATTACATCATACCCGCATTAAAGATATTGCTTTTGTCTTAAAATAGGAGATTTAGTCCGAGTGTCTATTTTTGTTACAAAAAAGACCTGCGTCAGTCTAGGCTCAGAATCTGAATAATAACTGTTTACACCATGAGCACAACTTGAATCAAATGCAATCAATCGATTGTAGATATTATTAAATCTAATTGTTTCAACATACGCATCTCTATGTCTTTGAATACGGTTATTATAATCCAAATCTATACCATTTTTATAAAAATCTTTTTTAGCACTAGATAAGTCTAATTTTTCTGTGTCAACTAACTTAAAGATAGAAGTTCCGCAATTTAAATCTATTTTTGGAGTTAAGAAAATAACTCCAGCAAAAACAACATCGACATCATCATAATGAACCCATCCCATGTTTTTTGGAGACATTGGGTTAGGGTCGATAGACGGTATTAATTGAAAACTTGTTTCTATTTCGTAATTAATAGATGCAGAATTTAAATCAAAAAATACCGAAAGTAGTTTATTACAAAACTGATTAAAAAAATTCCTGTCTAGTTCATCTAAATGCTTTGTTCGCTTTCCTGGATAGTTTCCTTCCAATGGAAAGGAGTATTCCTGTTTTAATGCAAATTCTCGAACACTGTCCGGATCACTATAAAAGTCATCAACGCATAAGGCAGGTATATTATTCATGTTAATATCAATATTAAAAATGGTTGCAGAGCTTGGATTCGAACCAAGGATGGCAAAGGCTTATGAGACCTCGCTGGTGACCAGACCCTCTCTGCGATAATTGGTGGAGGATATCAGGATCGAACTGATCACCTACTGCTTGCAAAGCAGCCGCTCTCCCAAATGAGCTAATCCCCCAAATTGGTCGGAATAGTAGGATTCGAACCTACGACCCTCGCGTCCCAAACGCGATGCGCTAACCAGACTGCGCTACATTCCGAATAACTGGTACCTGGTCACGGTTTCGAACCGCGGACCCTTTGCGTGTAAAGCAAACGCTCTCCCCCTGAGCTAACCAGGCAAAAAATATGGAGCGGGGTAAGAGAATCGAACTCTCCGCATGAGCTTGGAAGGCTCAGGTATTACCACTATACGAACCCCGCTTTTAAAAATTTTAAAATCTTTTCTGAATCTTTAAGATCTTCCGAGTATTGTTGATCAGTGCAAAACCATATTGGCAAAGTTACTCGAAGACCTGATAATACTTTATTTACACCGTGCTCATTCGTAGAGTCACTTAAATAGAATACTACACTGCCTTTTTTGGGTTTACTGATATAGTCATTTCCATTTTCTGTTTTTATAAAAGTTTCTCCGCCTTCGAAATTATCGTTAACGTAAGTAACACAACTTACCGACCTACGGCGTAATACATCATTGGGCGTGTATCCGTTATCTTTATGTCTCGGTTGTTCTTTACCAGTTTTCCAAAGTACTATATCAGTAAATTCTGGATATACATGTAGTTTTAATTTTTCTCTAATTAAGTAGGACACCGTTTCTCGATGTGTTAAAATCTGTTTCTTTAATAAACTATTTTTAATTTCGTACCAAGAAAAATGATCGCCGTCATTCCACGGAAGATTTCCACGACCGTCATTTTTTCTGTTGTGTTTAAATTCTGTTGCATATTTGTAGATTTGGTCACAGGCAACATTATCTAAAACATTATCAAATCTACAAACGGTCTTACTACCGGTATCAATTTCAATCATAGTTTTCCATAAATTAGTTGTCTAGCTACCTACACCACATAGGCCCTAGACTGAGCTGTTACTCTGTCCACAACATTTATTCTTCTGGAAAGGCGTTATACCTCACCCTAGGCAGTTTCCAGTATCCCTTAAAGAGGGACTGTGAGGTCAGGTCCTAGCGTACCCCCTGGTCTATCGTTACAGGGACGCTATTTCGTTAACGTAGAAATAGTAAGACGGGGTTCATTTAAATTTAGGTCCTAGGGCCCATACTACTAATGATTTTCTTACACCCCTTGTTATAGGAGTTACCCTGTGTAACATAAAAGACGGAAAGAAAATTGCATGACCTTTTTCTATCTTGTAGGAATGTGGATTTTCTGGGCTACCCGTAGCAACTTGAAAATCACCGCCATCAAATTCTAAAGGATCATTGAGTAGAATACTCATGCTTAACTTTCTATTAAGGATTGCATCTTTGTCCAATCCGCAATCTCCCATAAATGTATCCATGTGATAGTTGTAATATTCGCCTGGCTCATATTTTGTATATTGAAATGATTCAAATCCTAATAGGTCAAAATCAAAATATTCATTGTTAGTACGTTCAAACAAATGAAATAGTTTGTCAAATATCCAGGCATTTTCACTGTTAGGATGACAAAAAGTAGTTTGGCTCTTTCTATAGGAAACATCGATGTCTATACCGCCTAATCCTACTGTTGCCGGAATAACCGAACTATCGTGCATCTCTACAATCTTATCTACTTCACTGTTAGAAAACGCATTGGGCCAAAATATAGCATAAGGCAATACTGTAGTTCTATAAGGATTAGTTGTAAGTTTTTTCATTTTATATTTGGTGCCCCAGGTTAGAATCGAACTAACTACCTATCGCTTACAAGGCGAGTGCTCTGCCAGTGAGCTACAAGGGCGTAAATCTATTTAACCACCTTGAGCAGTGAAGATAGTTCCCGGGGGAGGACTTACCTTACCGTCAGCATGTCGAGTCCAGCCTAACGGAGTATCCGGTGCTTTTACTTGACTGTATTTTGCAATTTGTTCAAATGCTTCATCTTCGTTTTTCTGATCCTCTACTACACGTGGATCGGGCTTACGGAAGATAGCATCATAGTTATTGCCAAACTTTTCCTGGCTAACACTAAATGGGCGTGATCTGCTACCTTTGCTCATTTAACGCACCTTCTTAAGGTACTCACGACCAATAAGTCCTGCTTCAATTTCTTGGAGTGCAGTAATGGTAGGACTGTTAAGTCCCTTGACCTGCTTGGTATGACCGCGACGTAGTTCGCGAACTCGAACTGATGCGATTAATACTAGATCAAATCGATTACCTACATTTGCCACACACTGGTCTGTGTCGATGTTCTGTGGTGAAAACATTGCTTTAGTTACTTGTAACATTTGCTACCTTTTGTTGAAAAACTGTTGGCTCCCCAGCGTGGGATCGAACCACGGACACCTTGATTAACAGTCAAGTGCAACTACCGCTGTGCTACTGGGGAATAAAT